GTCTGGGCAAGCCCAAAAATGTCATAGTTCACTGACACTTTGTCATTGAGTGGCATATCCATCGTGGCTGATGCCACTTCGCAGCCAGTGAAGATCAGATAGTCGTCACCAGTACTCAGCTCCATCTTGGCAATGATCGTGAAGTAGTAGCCTGGGTCAGCATCAGCAACAATCGCACCGCCTGCCCACGCTGCCGCGTGCAGCCACGCCCTCAACAGATCCTGCTGCCCCTGCTCATAGTTGAGCACGGTGGGGATGCGCAGCCGCACGGCCCTCGAGCCACCCACAGTGAATGACTTCATCCTTGTACCGTCATACACATCGAACTCAGTGGGTGTGGATTCGTATGAGAGGCTGATGCCATCGAGGAATGGCACAGCTGCATAGACTCCGGTAGTTGGGGCGGTCCCGCGCACTGTCTCGCGCTGGATGCCGATAATGGTATTACTCAAAAGCGCAGGGTCTGGCACCGTATCTCCTTTATTTGGTTGGGCTTAAGGCGCGATCCATAGACCAGCCCCATCTAAGACGCATACTTAGCGTGGAATATTTCAGCCCTGAAAGTCTTGCTAAGTCTGCCAATGTAAATTGCTGGCCTTGATAGATGATGATGCGATTAGACCGCCTGTTATTAGCCTGAATCTGCGGAGTGGCCCATCGACAATTTGCGGGCGTGTAATCACCTTGATTGTCTATGCGATCAATGGACATGCCAGCCGGAGCTTCACCCATATCTGCATAGAAGTTCTCAAACGCCTGCCACTGCTCGCAGACGCTGATTCCACGCCCACCGTACAAGTGGTAGTCCGGTGCTGTGGGTCGCTCGCACCGTGCTTTGATGTGTAGCCATATCTGATATGTGCGGGTCGGTTTCCCGTTACGTCTGCTGCTGTTGGATTGTCCGTGTTTCAATTTGCCCGGCTTAACGCAACCGCATCCACGAGTATTACCGCTGCGCAGATTCCGCGTATGCATCTCGCGAAGAACCCCACATTCGCACTCACAGACCCAATGATTCTGGCGTGTTGTGGATTTCCCGATGGCAGTCAGCAGCCCAAATCGTTGCGCTGTCAGATCCAATTTCCTCATAGTGCTATGTCTTCGATAAACTCAAACGGGAGCGAGAGCTGCATTCCAGCCCATTGCAGCTCGATCGCGGTATCGTTCGCGAGTGCTTCACGGAATCTGATGCCATTACCATATGCGCGCCGCTCAAAGGCTGATCGAAAAGCATCGACAGCCGCGATGAGCACACCAGCACCAGCATTCTGTGGAGCGAATATTTGAATGCTCAGAATGCTAATGGTTGTGTTCTGCACAGTGCCCGCGCTCCAGGTGTAGGCGCTCGTTGACTGCTGTGGATAGCTGACGCGAATCCAGGCGCCGTTGCCAGGCTTCACGAAGTACGTGTTAGGCCATTCAATCGTATCTGCGGTGTAACCGAGGCCCGTCCATACAACCTCAACAGCAGGTTCGATGACCGCGCGTACGTCAGTTGTGGATGTGGCGATTGCGTAACTCATAGATTACTGAAGCAGCACGCGCGCCTTTGTTTCGCTGAAGGATGCCAACGCAACCCTTTTCCATATGCTGGGTATTTCTGCGAGAGTGATTGCCACGATGCCGTGCGGTGCCTGCTGGCTCCAGCCGCCCTCGAGGTAGATAAAGTACGGAGTAGAATTAAGAATGTTGATCTTTTGCCCGGTCTTGAATTGCATCACGTCCTCCCGCGCGCGACTCTTGGCGGCACTGCCACTGGGGTCAGTATTTTCAGGGCTCCATCTGGGCCGGTGGGCGGTCTTGCGTAAGAACCAATGATACTTTGCCGCGCCAGTATCGACAGGCGTGCGATCAATCATCAGCTTGACTGCTCGCAGCGCAGTGCCCTGGTATGCAGTCAGAACACGCTTCGGAAACTCAAACTGCACTTTCCTCAGCACCTTTCCATAGGTACTGCCTCTGCTTGTGGTCATATCAATTCCCCAAAGTCAGGACGTAATTTGCAAGGACGCTGCCAAACCACGCACGCCGCAACTCCACGACGCGATACGAGATGCCGCTATGCTCGAGGCGGTCCCCGGGCGATGGCGTGCCTGGATATGCGCCTGAACTGATCGTGAATGTAGTGGCGTAGGTGATCGCCCCATCCGGCGCAGCCACTCGCTCCTCGCCAAAGATGCCAGCAACCTCAACGCTCGCGCTCTCAGACGGGCTGCGCGATTGCGTTGCTGTGCTATATCCCTGCAAAACCACTGGATAGTAAGTCACGCGAGTACCTGCAAGCACCACGACATCATCAAGCTGCTGTTGATACAGTTCCGCTATCGTCAAACATCCCATAAAGTCACCCTCTTACGAGACGCTGCAAACTAAACCAACGGTGTGAACTCGCGTGCACGCGCTCGACACTGTTCGTGGAGCAGCGATGCCTCAACTCTTGAATTTCCTGCTGATGTAGTCACAAGGTGCGATGCGCGCGCTGCCTTGACTGACCACGCCTCATGCGCAGCCGCGCGCACATCAAAAACATTCTCGTAATCCTTGCCGCATTCGTACCAGCTTGTGGTGCCATCCGATACCGTGCAGCCTTCACTCGTTGACCACGATGGCGCCGTGGATGCGCTCGTGCCGGTCTGCACGCATAGATAGCGGTGCCCATTGCGCGGGAACACCTGCACCTGATCGCCATTCGCGTAGTGCGTGTCAGCTGCCCATACGCCACACCGCATATGCCGATCGAGGATCGCCGCTTCCTCACCCACAATGCTTGGCGTGCAATCCGGCTCTGCGTGCAGCAGCAGCTGCTCGTATGCCTGATGGCGCATTTCTTCGAGGGTAAAATCAGCCATTCGGTTTATTGCGCTTCAGCAATCGTGGTGCTCGTTTGGTTTCAGGTGGAATGATCTGCGCTTTCGTTTCGGGTGGTTCATGCATCGCTTTAGCTTCAGGTTCTACTTGAAGTGGCTGCGTATCAGCTGATGGCCAGCCGAGCGCTCGCGCTTGTGCTTCGTCATACTCACCACCTTTGATGACAAACAGGAAGGCGGCACGAGGGTCGCCTTCCTCCACAAGCCGCTTTCTATCGAGCGTTAGAAACAGTCTTCGATCTGCGATCATCTTGCTACGTTTGCGTGCCAACTTTAGTCCACGTTGGGGCTGCGCTCGTTCCGGTTTGGATGTAGAGCACACCGTTAGTCGTGTCCGTAAGCAGCGCTCCCTTTGGCGCACCGATGCCGCCAGGTGATGAACCTGGCGTAGTCGTTGCAATGGCAAGCCCCACACCTGTACCCGTCAGGTTTATGTTTGCAGTCATCAGACCAACATCCTTCTTGGCAAGCGTGCCAGTGAAGGTGACTGTGGCTGTGCCGATACCTGCGGTCATCGTGCCAACGGCGGTTGTGGCATTGCCTGCTCCAACATTCGGCAACGCTTCGAGTGCCGAATCAATCGCGGCAATCAGCGTGGCGTTTACAGCGCTCCACGTGATTGGTGCGGTTTGACCACTTTGAAATGTCAGCGTGAATGTGCCGCCGGTGATCGTGCCGCTGAATGTTATTGTTTGTACTTCATCTGCGCCGGAGCCTGGCGCCCCTGCGTAGGTAAGCATTCCGTAAGCACCCTCAATAACTGGCATGTGTGCCTCCTATATGCCCGTAACTGAGCAAAATGCCGCCGGGCGGAGAACCGCAAACGCAGCCCTGATTTCCGCCACTATGCTGCGCTGATTTTTTATAAAATCGTCGTTCTGGTAGCCCACCTTTATCGTGAGCCCCTTTCTTTCCGCAAGAAGGCTGTAGTTCTGGAAATCCCCAACAATTCCTGTGCCTTCGGTGAGTCCCGCATCGAGCACCACCGGCAGACCCCAGATACGATCCGGGCCCATCTCTGACGGATTGCCCCAGATGTAGATGCCATCAGTGGTTCGAAGCAGCTTCACATCCTGCCAGTCGTTGGGATGCGACACATATGCGCTTGGCATTGCCTGCCCCGTAACGCGCACCTTCGTCATCGCCTTGTAGACTGCATCAGGTGTTGGATCAACGCCCTTTGCCTGCGTTTGAATGCCAACCACACTGAGGATTCCGAGCAGGTTTGGCGGAGTGCCATTGCCCACGAGGATCTGTGTGTTGAGACGCTGCCTGACCATGAATCCCAGCCGGTTCTCGATGTATTCCTGCATCCCAGGCACATCCTCGAGCTGCTCATCAGTCACTGGAATCCACACCGCAATCTTGCGCACAGGTGACGTGCGCTCTGTCAGTGCAAGTGTCGCTTCAGGCTTTGCCGCCCCTTCTGCAACCTCAACAGCCGCATTCGTGAATGTCGTCTCCTCCATATACACAAAAGCATTCTGCGTGATCTGGATCGTTGGGATGAGATCAGTCACGGCGGGCTGTGGCGTGGCATATGGAACTACTACGGTGGAACGAACTGCTTCAGGCACCCAGCCGGTAGTGGTCGTCAAGAGCGTCTTAAGGCGCATGTCAATGAACACGGCATCAGATTCCTGACCTGTTGCGTGATTGCGCAGAAACTCCTGATACGCCTTCGATTCTACGAACTGCTGCCCGATGCCCTTCTGTGATACAGGCGCGTTGCCCTGCGGATTGCCGCCAAAGTTCGGGCGAATGGGTTTCGAAAGATCATCCTGAATGCTCTTGACGCTTGCAGCGATCTGCTCAGTCTCCATGACCTCATCGCGTGCCTTGCCAATCGCGTTGATTTCCGCCATCCGCGCACGCACGTCATCAAGCTGTTCAGGCGTCAGGTCATACGTAGTCTTGCCATCCTGATCAACCTTGTGCGCATCGAAAATCTTCTGACATTCTTCTGACTTTGCCAGGCGCAGCTGCTCGAGCTCGCTGGCTGTCTTGCCCTTGTGTGACATTGCAATCTCCTAGTTCTTGATCTGGGTTTTGAGGAGCTCCGCTAAGAGCCTTCGCGCTTCGCTGTCATCTGCTGCCTTTGGCTCAGACCACACTTCGGTACAGTCATCTGCCAGTGCTCTGAATAGGCCGGCACACGCGCCGATCCTTTGCTGATTTGCAGGCGAGAGGACGCGACCATCTTTCGCGCGCAGGTCACGGAGTGCTTTGAAGCGATTGGCAAGCTGAAGCCCACAGGCAAGCATGGTTTCAACCTGGCTGGCTAACGTAGCAGGCACGTCAGATTTGATTGTCAGCAGTTCAGTCGCGGGATTCATTCCAACGAGCACTGGGCTCCATTCATAAAGCTCAAGTTCATCCAGCTGGCGGATGTCCTTCTGCTCCGAGTCAAATGAATCCTTCACGACGCGATAACCGATGGAGAATTCGTCGATGATTCCAAACTTGATGTCACTGAACGCTTCACGCCCGCGCTGCGTCTCGAGGTTAAACTGGCCGCGTATGACCAAGCCTTCGTTTGTCTCGCGCGCCTCGAGAGTCTTGGCGATAGGCTGCGACCAGTCGTGCGCCCAGACGCCCTTTGGCGTGCGCCTCTCGAGGCTCGCCTTGAATGCGCCAGGCATTACCTTCTCGTTGGCGTGATCGACATTCGAAAAGACACTAACGAGCGCAGTAATCTCACCCGCATCACCTGGCTGCACGTTGGCTGTGAATTGTTTACGCTCAAGCTCCATTTGAGGATGGAGCCTTATAGCATGGAGGGTGCCCTTACTTTTGGGCGGTACTTTTGGCGGGAGTTTCTAGCGGTCTGGTTTGCTCACGCAGCTTCTTCTGCTTCTTCGCCTCCGCGATAGTCAAATTCGCATTTGCACATCCCTAAGCATTCGCGGTCACCGATGGGAATTAGCGTGCCGATGGGTTCCCAGCCCTTTGCCGCTTCGATTGAACATCCCTCGCAGTGGTTCGCGCCACTCTCAAGAATGCTTCTTTCTTCCTGCATTCCTGCGTGCTTCTCGCGCTGCGCCACTGCTGATGAGTACGTAGTCCATCCTGAATCCCCGTACATTCCGGCACGAGCCACCATCCCGTCACCTGGCTTAACCTTGCCAGATTCCACATCCAGCACAAAGCTGTTGAGATGTGCGTATTGCTGGCGTAGATCAGCACCGAGCAGCCCACGCTCTTTTGCGCCCATCATCTCCTTGCCGCCATGTGCGAATTGAGCCATTGAGCTATGCGTGGCCTTGACTGCTTCGCGCATGTTAGCGGCCCATTCAGGATGTGAGATCTTCCCATCCACGAATCGCTGAGTCAGTTTCTCCATCCCCTTTGAACTTCTCTCTACAATCTCCTGGCCAATCTTACGCTGCTGCGAAGCGGAGACTGGCTTGCCGTTTGGCTTGATATATTCGCGCTTTGTTTTGTCCCACTCGTAAGGCACATTGCTACTCGTGCGTGATCGGCTCTATTGGCTTCGCCTGGAGCATCTCGGCTACCTCATCGAGCCCAAGCGCCCGCAGCCACGGTATTGCAGAATCAAGGACAGCATCAGACGCAACAGCATCAGGATCGGTAGCCTTCTGCTCCGGCTTCTGCTGCTTCTCTGGTTCTTCAGGCAGAGGTCGTTTTGGTGACTTTGGCATGATGGTATTTTCCCCTCCATCTTCTACCATTTGTTCACCTTCTGTCGATAGCGATGCGTAGATTTCGTCCTCTGCATCCCACTCATAGCCTGCCATCTCGCGCACCTCGCTGCGCTTCATCCAGCCACCCCGATAGGCAGTCGTCAGCCGGTTATAGAGCGCGTCCTGATCCTCACTGAGTGCCCGCACACCAGTCAGATCGAAGCGAAACTGACGCTTTGACATGTCCTCTTCGAAATCTGGCAGCAGTTGCGTGGTCAGTTCTTCCTGAATGTAACGATAGAGCGGGACCAGATAGGATTCAGTGGCGTATTCCACGAGCTGCCTTGCATTGCTGTAAGTAGCTTTATCCAGTCCCGCGCCATAACCCAGCACAATCGCTGGTATGCCAATGACTGCGCTGAGTCTTTCTTCCGGCAGTCTGCGCAACTGTGCCAGGTTCAGATCATTCGGACTGAAGCCCACCTTCTCGACATTCACAGCAGCGCCACTCACCCATGCCTTGCCGCGCTGATCACCCTGCGTTTGTCTCAAGTACTTCTCACGCACATCATTTGGATCGAACTGGTACGCATTCACATTCTCTTTGAGACTGATCACGACAGGCGGTACCGCGCCATTCTTCATCAGCAGCGCGCTATAGTTTGCAATCTCCTGATCCGTGTACACCTCGCGCATCACGCTCGCCACCGGGCTAAGTCCCATGCGCATGTTCATCGGGTCAATCCCATCCCTGAAATGGATCACATCTTCCTGTTCGAAAACCTTGCTCGCGCCTTCCGTTTTGTACTCATAGCCTGAAATGAACTCAGTGCCATTCTGTGGCCACAACGGGCGCATCATATGCGGTGGCACGTACCAGAGTTCAGTAACGCGGGTGCCGCCATTCCGCACCTTGAGCAGGTATGGATTGCCGCTCACAATCCACGAATATGCATATGCCTTGCAAAGCGTAGTGCCAGCGTAATACTCATTTGGTCGCCGCCACAATTTTGCCGCTGGGTGGTTGGGGATGACTGCTTCCATTCCATCTTCGTCGATCTCGACTACGTTGAGGGGAGCTTCAGGGAGTACACGGCCCAGCCAGTTGACCGCTGCCATGACGAGCGATGCGCTGCCGAGATTGCCAACCTCAGTGGCGTAATCAATGCGGTTGCCAGTCGAGAACCCATAGCCATTCCAGGCATCTGAGAGCACGTTCCATACAACACCGGAACTGCCAGCAGTGCCGCCCTG